GTTTATGATATATCTCTTATCTCTTATGATGAGCCTATCATTCATTTTAAGGCTTGTAAGTATAGGAGTAGGGAATAATCCTTTACAATACGTTATTCGCTGTTTACGGCTATATAAATTGGATAAGTAATTATTGTAGTACGTCATGTAAATATTATTTTGAATAGGCTCTAAATAATAGCTACTATTGTCCCATCCAAAATTTAAGGTATATCTATCTCCGTTATACTCTAAGTCCTGACCAAATGGCATATACTGCGTTATGTGGTTTGTAGACGTACCATCATTAAAATAAAACGAGCATGTCTTTAGGTCATTCATGTAAATCAATGTGGCTTTAGGTATAATTGGCTGGAAATTTTTATCCAGTGAATAACCTACTTGTAAAGATGTGTTCGTGAATTTCTGATGCAATATATTTTCAAATGGAAGCTCTACCGTATATTCTGTACCGTCGTACTCAAATACCTGTTGAAGATCTCCAAATTCTCTAAAGTTAGAATCACCGAAATTTCTATTTAAAACCGTTTCGCTTTTTTGACGTTTAAAATCTATCTTTTTATAGATTTTGGTTTTTTCAATATCTATATTATTAACATCAATATGCTTTGTAACGTCTATCAATCTCCCTTCTGCATACCAATCCTCTAAAGGTTCTATTTTGAACGTAGTGTTATTTGTAGGCGTACAGGTTAAATTGAACTGTTTTAATATACCTGAAACAAATTCTGATATCTTCATATCAGGCATATTATTAGATAAGTTCATATCCATAGTAAAGTTCATAGTTGCCATAGTTGCAGATGCACTACCCCAAGGCGTTTGAACTCCATTTATATAGTATTTAATAAAAATACTACCATTTATAGTTGTGTTTTGTGCTGATCTAACTTTAAACGAATATTTTTTATTTAATCCGTTATTTACAATATCTATTTTTGTAAAGTCTGCAAAGCCTGATGTACCTGTCGGATTCTCTACAGTAGTTATTAAAGAACCATTTTCATAAACATCTAAATATATCTTGTTAGCAAAGCCATTCGGGTTACTATAAATTACAGCTTCTAATTTAATTGTACGAGATAAAAGACCAGAAGATGAAGCGAATGGGACTGTATCTTGATTAAAAACTACTTCATTTGTGTCTAAATCAATCACATTTATTAAAGGTTGTGTTCCATTTACAGTCGCAGCTTGTTTAGTAGTTAAATCAATATCTTTTGTATTAGATAAATTATCTAAGTTATCCTTGTTCTTTAACCATAAATACAAGTTGGTAAAGCGTTTATCATTTAGAAATAAACCATCAAAACTTATTCCGTATTTCGTTTCTATTGCATCAAATATTCTTGCTACTCTTATGGCTGGGAAAAGCTCATAATAATGCATATGATGGGAGTTTTGGCTAATGTCTTGTTGACCTCCTCCTCCATAAACCCAAACACGAGATGAACTAATTAAAGGATACCTTACATCATAATCTGAATTTGAGGTAATCCGTGTTTGTACTTCAGCTCCATTGTATGCATGCGTGTAAGCTGACATATCTAACGTGTTGAGCTTGTCCTCTCCAAAATAGTCTTGAAGCGTTCGTATGTCTCCGTAAAAAGTTACACTATAGCTCTGTACACGACCTTTCTGCAGATTGGCTTTTTCAAGTTGTATCTTACCAGTTCTAAATGGTATTAAATCTATTTCAATTCTTGCCGTTCGTCTTATCTGATAATCTAAAGAAGAATCAATAGCACTTTCATAAAAATGTTGAAATATAGCATTATTTCGTTCTGAGGCAGGAACGGTGAAGCCCTGTGAAAAATCAGTAAATACTTTGGCAATATCTTGTACGTTTTGAACACTTGAATTAATTTGTATTACTTCATCTTCAAATAGCTCAAGACGTTGGTTTTCTATATAGATATGAACTTCACGCATTAGATCACATTGTTAATTATATCAAAGGCATATTGGAACTCTAAAGTGTAGTTTATCATTTTCGTGTTTATATGCTTTTGTAATTCGACTGATTTAGTATTTAACTTAACAGGGCGGTTATCTAATAGTATTCTTTCGCTTGTCATTAACTCCCTTAGATTGTCGCTAAAATCTTCAGACACCCAATCTGTATTTACTGTAATGTTTTCAGTATAATTTGTGTTGAATATTTTACGCTGCCCCTCTTTGGTGTCGTAATTAACAAAGGCTTGGTATAAATTGTATTCAGAGTTCTCAACGTTAATACTGTTCTTTGATGCTTTAAAGAAATATTCTCTTTGCCATGCTCCGTAACGGTTTATAAAGTCACAGCATATAGGTGTATATTTACATTCCGTCTTTGGCTTAAATGTACCAATTAAAGCGCACGTTTCGCCTCCACCTCTACAGATTGAAGTTGTGCAACCCCTTGCCATGTAATTACTAAATACTCTCGGTATTATGTACCATCTCTCTAAAGGAAGTGCTACTCTCGTGAGAGCACCAGTTCCTAATTCTAAATAAAATACCTCCTTATCTTCTCCGCCTAAAGCCGTAAAATTACCAGCTCTTTTGAATGGTTCGTTATTTAAGTTTGCACCTGCAACATAATGATAATAGTAAGTTTTAGGATTCAATAAAAACTCCCCTAAATTCTTATTGTATCCTTCCGTATACAAGCCGTACCCATCAAACCCATAATGATTTTCAGTAGAACCAACTTGAGTCCATGTGCTACCTACTCGCTTGTATCTTTTTACTTGAACATTACAATATTCCTCTGATGGTAAAAATGCAATAGCACTATGATTATTTGTAAATAAAGGATGTGAAAGAAATTCTTTTATATAAGGCGAAATATTATAAGTGGTCAATCTATTTGAAGTAGAAGGTATTAATTTACTTAGTGTATAAGTTGGATTTGTTGGAGCTGATCCTGTGCCGTTCCAAATCCTCAACTCTATCTTTGTTTCTACTTGGTCGTTTTCGTTTATCTCTACACTATATGGTGAGCGTGCAAATATATATGCCATTACTTTGGTTGTTTAATTATATCAAAAAAAGCCTTGCTTGTTTCAAGTCCGTATTTCTCTATTAACTCTTCAGGTAAGTTTTTGTACGCTGCCTCGAATGGCTTTGTGAAAAATAAGCTCGGTTTAATTCCTTTTGAGTATATACTTTTTGTCATTACCCATGCGGTACTTTTATAGCTCATGAATTTACCGTTTTCATTCTTAAACTGGATACGCCTACTCTTTACCCACTTTTGCATCGCTTCGGTGAGTCCGCCTTTCCTTCCAGTACCTGTTCCGAACTTAAAAGGTGAATTAGGTGCTTTAGACGAACTGTTCTTACCCCTTACCCCTTGATCTTGATACGCCCCGTATTCTTCCATGCTAAAATACATTCCTATAGAATTAGGCATGACTTTAACATCGCCTTTAATAGACTGATGCAGCTTTTTAGAAACGTTTTTATCCTTTTGTGTAAGGTTGCGCTTAGCTTGGTTTACTACATGATCTCTAAAGCGTTCTAATGCTTTTTGTATTTCGTCTTTTTGCATCAGCAGATACTCATTTCGTTAGGTACTACCAAATCAAATGTCATAGTCCATCCTGCAAGTAAATTCTCAAAGCGTTCTGTAAATGGTTCGCAACTTGGCGAAGTTTCAATCTCGTAGCCTATATCACTCAACGCGCCATTATACATGGAAGCAGCTAATCTTTGAAGAACTGCAAGCTGAGTATTTAGTACGTCTTGTTCATTATCATTCCCTCTGAATACGTCTGTTGTTTCACTCTTAGAAATATCCACTATATCCATAGCAATAACGCTAATATTGAATCTAAGTACTGTCTGATCAACTGTCACATTATTTACCATAATATGTGACAAAGGGAATATAGTCTGTTTATTCAAGTCTACTTCAAATATACTTCCTTCTGTGACCGTGTTTACGAACGGGCTTGATATTAATTCGTTTTTTAATACTTCGGTTATGCTATAAAATCCTACCATTTCTGTTGCTGTTTTCTTATTTGTCTTATTTCTATTTCCGTCTTTTGCTTCTCAAATGTTAAGAAAGTCAATATTTTAACAAGTGGTTGCTTTGTAACTCTATCGAATTCAAGAATGTTTCCTTTAGCTGCTGCATAGATTGACTGATACCATCCCCATTGCTTTCCAAATTGAGCTTGTTCGCTCCAGTCGTTTTGCTCATCTTCTTCGTCTCTCTCTCCAAATAATCCGCTAAAGCTCCCAACAATTCGAGTCCTAAAGTCCAAAAAAAAACCGATGCGCCTAATGCTATGCTTACAGGTGTTAGCTTCATAAGCTCCGCAAGTTCTGCCGTTCCTTCATATTCCATGATCTCGTACTTGTCACCTTTCGTCTTTGTGATGGGTCTGTAAAGTACAGCCATAGCTTTATGCATATTCTCCCAGCTTGATAAATACTTTTCTGCATCTATATACTCACCCCATGAAATTGTTTCCAAATTGGGAACAAATCCAAATTCTATATCTCCTATTTTGAAGCGTTGTTTAAATGGGCTTTTCGTCGAAAATAAGCGGTTAAAATGTTCAACCATATCAGCAAGGTCGGTAGCTTTTATTCTAACTACATCCTTTAACTCTATACCACAGAATAATGAAACCATCTTTTCAGAGATAAATGCTTCATCATTTGAACCCTCAACTGTCTTACTGAATTCTTGATAAGCTCTTAATGGTATTTCGTCTAAACTTGTTGGTATTAACAATTCTAACTTCATAGTATTTTAACTTTTATTTCGTGTTTCTGTAGTTCATAACGTGGTTATACGCTTCATTTAACATTATGATGTGCTTCCTTATATTAAACATATCGTCGAAGACTATACGCACCTTCTTTCCTGTGCGTTCTTTTATGTACTCTTGTACAACTGCTATCATTTCCTCAACGGATGGCGTACGTTCCATAACTTGTATTCAGTCCTAAAGTTTCCATTTCGTGATACCTAAAAGCATCTATAGCGTGATCTGTACCTATAGGCTTGTTTAATCTTACTCCTGTCTTATCCGTATCCCAACAATACGCCCTAAGTTCTTTTATTAGATTAGTGCTGTCTGACGTTACTAAATACTCCTGACGTTGCATCACGTCTATCCCGTAGTTGATAGAATCCTTGCCCTTTGTAACGCCTTTAATCGTTATTCCTTGCCTTCGTATCTCTTCAATACTTTTAGGCTCTGCGCTATCAGCATATACAGGAATATTTTTAGGCAATTCCCTTGCTATATCTGTGTTTAACATTCCATTTCTGTAAACTAATTCCTTTACAATTCGTAAACCATTGTATGTATATATAGCTACTATTGCCGTAGGGTCAACACTATAACCAAAGTCTAAGCCTATACCTATCAATCTTGCTTCGGGCGGTATAGTATCTATTAACTTCCAGTTGTTAAAAACTACTCCCTCAAGGCTTCCTACTAAACCTAACCCGTAAACATTCCACCAATTACGCCAATACTCAGAGGTGTTCGCCTTTTCCTTGTTCTTTTCTATTTGGTCTATTATGGATTGATCTAATGCTTCGTTATCCTTGTACGTTAGAATTATGAAATCTGAATCAGGTTCGTCTTTTAGTTCCGTATACACCCAAAACTCATTAGCTGGGTTAAAGTCTAAATAAACCTCTTTTTTTGTACGTATAGCCAACTCATT